CGCACCCCGGCCCCGCCCAGCAATTCGCGCCAGCCGCCCGAACCCTGGTTGGTGACGACAACGGTTTCGGCGTTGATCGCCAGCTGCGTCGTGCGCAAGCCGGCAACGGTGGTGAACTGCGGCGGCACAGCACCGTCGCCAACCTTCAGCAGAAACGCGCTGCCCTTTTCCATGGCCATTTCTGTTTCCTTTCAACAGATTGCAATTTCCGATCAAAGCGCTGCCGAACGCACCCGGATTTCGACAATGCCCTGCGTCCAGCCCTCGGCATCGGTCAGCACCAGCGTGCGCAGCAGCCGGCTCGAAATGATGCGATGGCCATCACGGGCACCGTCCAACGCCGACAGGCGGGACACCAGTTCGCCGATCAGCACCTTGGTCGCGGCGGCGCCCGGCCCCGCATCCCAGATGTTGATCGCCAGCCGGTGATCATGGGCGATTTCGGTCTTGGTGCCGGCATCGCTCATGATGTCGCTGCCGATGACCAGATAGGGCGGCGGCGCGTCGGGCGGCGGGCCATCATAGACCCCGGTGATGCCGGGCATGTCGACCAGCGCCGCCATGACCAGTTGCTGCACGGCCAGGCTCGCGCTCATCGCCCGCCTCCGGCCCGTTGCAGCAGCGCCGCCAGCGCCAGATCGGGCCCGCGACGGCGGCTGCCGAACAGCCGCGACCGCAAGCCTGGCGCGGCCATGCGCACGCCATCGGCACCGCTGCTTATCGCCGCGTCAGGCAGCACGGCGGCCACCTGTTCCGCCACGGCGTCGATCCGCGCCAGGGTGGCGCGATCGGCGCGGCGCACCGCCGCGGTGGCAAGCCTACGCAGCATGGCAGGGGTCAAAGTGTCCGACATCATCCGGCCCTCGCTTCGCAACGCAGCGTCACCCGTTCGGGGCGGCGCGGATCGGTTTCGACCGCCAGCACCGACAGCCATTGGCCGCGCCACACCAGCCGCGACATCAGCCCGATGGCGCTGCCGCCGGCGGCGGCCCGCATCGTCACGCGCCAGCGCGGGCGGGCGCGCCGCGCTTCACCCTCGGCACCGCCGCGGCCATCGGGCACAATGGCGGCCCAGGCCGCTCCGGCCCCCTGCCAGTGGCCGACACTGGCACCGGAGGCGTCACGGGCATCGACAAAGCGTTCGATGGCGACGCGCTCGACCAGCGTGCCGCTCAATTCCTCGGTCATGGCGCTTGCCTCCTCAGATCAGCCGCAGCCGCCGCCACGGCCGCCACAGCGCCGCGATGGCGGCTGGCGGCGGCCCGGCGTCGGCGGCGTCGCGGTGCGTGTAGAGATGGGCGACAAGGCGGATGATGCCTTGCCGCAGCGGCTCAGGGGTCGTGTTCCAATCCTCGCCAAGCCCGGCGCGCACCGTCACGACCACCGGCGCCGTTGCGGCCGACGGTGCACGCAATCGCACCGATGCACTGCCATCAGCAGCGATTGCGGCTTCGAAGTCATCGGCTCCGAGCGGCCCCGCTGCCGTCGTCACGCCGCTGATCTCGACGACCGGTGCCATCGCCAACCGCTGCCAGCCTGTCTGCACCGCCAGCCGCTGCTCACCGCTGCGGATGATCAGCCATTGGCCGGTAAAGGCTTCGCACAGCGCTGTCGCGGTGCGGATCATCCCGCCCAGCAGCGCATCGTCATCGTCGCGTTCCAGCCGCAGGAACGCCTTGCACGCGGCAAGGCTGACGACCAGCGGCCCCGGGTCCAGCGTCATCACCGGTCCTCCACGCGCAGATCGAGGCTGCGTTCGTCGTTGCGGCCATCGGAAAAGGTGACACGGTTGCTGATGCGATAGGCGGCGCCGCGGCGGCCACCGCCGATCATCGCCTGGCTGCGACCGGCGTCATGGCTGGCCGACACCACGGCAAGGCCGCCGGATTCGACGGGAGCCACGTGCCATTCCGAGGCGATGATGGTCTGGCCGGCAAGATATTCGGTCTGCCAGTCGACGGCATAGTCGACGACAGCCGACGGATCCTTGAGAAAGATCGCCACAGCTTGGCCCTTTCATGAATTGAGTATCGCAGCGGGTGAGCGGCGGCGCGGCCGCGATCAGATCGGCGCGCCGATCTCGATGCTCCAGCTGGCGATGTTGACGGTGCCACCGGGCACCAGCGCCTGCGCCGGGCAGGTGGTGACATAGAGCAGCCGAGACCCGGCAACATCGAGCAGGGCAATGTGATCGGCAGTGCCGGCGGCGGTCACCGCCAGCCCGGATTTGGCGGCAACGGTCACCTTGCGGCCGGAGATATCGCCGGGGCCGATGGCGAAATCACCGCCGCTGAGCGTGGCCTCGGTCAGCGTGCCGGCGACGGCGGCGGCAAAGCTGGCGGGCTGGCCATTGACGGCGACCAGGCGCGTGGCGGCGCTGGCCACGACAAGGCTGCCGTCGAGCACATCATTGCTGGCAAATTTGGGCATGTTCAGGTCCTTCTTTCAGGGGCGAAAGGGAGTCAGCGTGCGCGGATCGGCGCCGATGATGATGGTGGCGACGGGAGTGCCCGGCGGCAGCGTGAGGCGCGCGGCAGCAGCGCCAGTTGCCAGCAACGCCGGGTCGGGATGCAGAAACCGGGACATCGCCTCGATTTCGCTGCCGGCAGCACCGGTCAGCAGGATGGCGCTGCCGGGCAGCAGCGCCAGCGTCAGCATCAGACCTGTGGCCGACGCCGCGCTGTCCAGCGCGCTCGCTACCGGCACAAGGTCGGCGCGCCAGTCCAATACCGCAGCGCCGGCCCGCGTGCCGCACACCGCCGCCGCCGGGTCCAGGCCGGCCAGCCAGCCCAGCGTCGCAGCGCCGGCCAGCGTGCCGGATCGCGCCCCGGCCGGGGCGAGCGGCGCGGCCGGCACCAGAGCCAGTGCCGGTGCGGTGACGCTGTGGCCGGACTGCGCCGGCTGCGCCAGCAGGTCGATCGCCGCCACCTGCAGCGCCCCGGCGGTGAACGGCAGGGTCCGCAACCGGCCGACGGCATCGACATCGCTGTTGCCGCGCAGCCCGCGGCCGGCCGCCGGCGCCGTCGCCGCCGGGGTGTAGTCGCCGCCGCCCGGTGCTGCGAGCCCATCAGGGCCTTCGATGCTCCTGTCGCTGGCGTATTGCGGGTTCAACTGCCCCGCATAGCCGTTGCGCGAGCGCAGGCCGGAAAACTCCAGCGGGAAATTGCCGCCGCTGACACGGTTGTGATCGACATTGCCCTCGTGGCCAACGCCGTAGAGCATCGACCAGGCCTCGACCATCTGCGGGCGATAGCCATTGGCGGTGCCGCGCCGCTGCGCTGCCGTCGGGTCGTTGAAATCATCGTGCTTGGTCGGCAACCAGTCGAAGCAATTGTTGGCGACCCGGTTGACCAGCGCCTGGTTGCGCTGCGTATCGACCGCCGCCAGCGTCGCCGGCAATGGATCGCTGTAGAAGGTGTTGGCACGGTCGCCGACAAAGCTGTTGGCCTCGATGATATTGTAGGTCATCGTCGCCGACGTGTCCTCGCCAAAGGCATAGAAGGGTTCCGCCGTGTCGCCGATCCGCTCGACGATGTTGCCGATCATCACCTGGCGCCTAAGGCTGGCGTTGGGCGTGCCGGCGATCGCCCCCGAAATCTGCGACAGGCCCCACGCCCGCCCGCGCAGGAAGCGCAGGTCGTTGTAGGCGATGATGATGTCTTCGACCTGGGCGGCAAGGCCCGGCGCCGAATAGCTGTTGAGCGCGGTGAACGGTGTCGTGCCGACCGTCGGGTCTTCGGCATTGCCGATCAGACGGTTCGTGGCGGCGAACAGGAAACTGGCCACCGGCCGGGCAAAGGCATTGGCGCGGAACAACCCGATGCGCGGGTTGCCGGCCATCACCGAACCGCCATATCGCCACCAGCGGCAGCGGGTGATGCCGACATTCCACACACTGTCGGACGGCGACGGCGTCAGCAGCCCGACCGAGCCCCCGGTCTGCCCGGCCTTGCCACGGAATTCGACATTGTCGAACGTCCAGATGATGCCGCCGACGGTCAGCGCATCGATGCCCATCTCGATCGTCATGTCGCTGAGATGATAGCGTGTGACGCGCAGCGTGCCGGTGACGGCGGTTTGCAGGATGCAGTTGGCACGCGGATTGGCATTGGCGGGATCGCCATAGATGCGCACCGGAATTTCCAGCGCGGCGATACCGGTGGTCGGCGAGGTGGTGCCCATGCCCGGATGGACGCCGGCGGCCAGAACGCATTGCAGACCATCGACGCTGCGGGTCTGCGCCGGGTTGCCGTTCGCCGCCGGCAGCGTCCGATTGGCGAGATAGCCGGCCTGCAGTGCCACAGCAATCGTGCGCGGGCGGGCCGCGGGTGCCACGGCCTTGGCGCCGGCCAATGTTGGCGCGATCATGGCGGCGCTGGCGGTGGTGGTGCCGTTGACCGGATCGACAAAGGCGAACTGGCTGTTGTAGCGGCTGCTGGCCGGATCATAGCCGATCATCCACGGGCTTTGGGCATCGGTGCGCCGGCCATCGACCGACAGGCCGGTCATCGCCCGGGTCCCCAGGGGATCGGTCGAACGCATGCCCCCGAGCCAGGGATAGACTTCGGCATCGCAGCGCAGAATACCGGCGTTGAGCGCCGTCGCGGTCGCCGGGTCGATGCTGGCGGTATAGCAGCGCAGATTGTCGCCATAGCTGGCGTCGGTGCTCAGCGCCGTCGTCCA